ATCCCTGTTTTTTTGTGTTTGAAGGTTTTGAATGTGGTTAAAACACAATGGGGCACCGCAAACGAGCGATCAAAAGCGAGCTGAGCCGGATCCTCGGCGTCACACCTCCGGTCGTTGGCAAGTTTCAACACGATCCAACATTCCCGGACTTTGACAAAGACAATCAGGCAGAAATTTATGCCGTCTGCGTTTGGTGGTATCTGAGAAAAGAGGCAAACCCGATCCCAACGGATGAAACGCTTCTTGCTGGAGATGACTCAGACGGGCTTGAACGATATCGACAAGCCAGAGCGGCACAGGAAGAAATCAAGCTCGCCCAAACACGCGGCCAGGTGATCATGCTGAACGACTTTGAAGATGTTGCCCCGGCGTTGTTTGGTCCGCTCCGGCGTGTTGCGGAGCACGTTAAGCGGAAAGGCGACACGGATACGCTGGAGCTGATTGAGGAGGCAAATCGCGAGGTACTGTCGAACCTAGAGCGAATTTATGGACATGATCGTTCCACAATCGAAACAGACGTGGACTGACTACGCCATACCTGGAGCTAAGGCACTCCGGGAAGCGTTTCAGCGGATCGCAATCGTTGCGCGTTATCGGTCAATCGCAGAGTTTGCTGAGCAGGAAATCATTCTTCCGGATGGCCCATTTCAGGGGCAGCGGTTTAGGATCGCACGGCAGCCAGCACATGGGGCGTTCTTTCGTGAGGTCGATTCAGGAAACTGGTTTCGATATGCCTGCACTGGACCGCAGCAATCCGGAAAGACGCTGGCGTTTGTTGTTATTCCAATTCTCTACCACCTATTCGAAAGGAATCAGACGGTTCTGTTTGGCCTTCCGTCGATGGACATGGCAAACGACAAGTGGAAGCTGGACATCAAGCCAGCAATCGAGGCCAGCCAGTTCGCGAAATATCTTCCACGAAAGGGAGCCGGATCAAATGGAGGAACGCCAGAACTTATTCAGTTCGGTAACGGCAGCAACCTGAAGTTCATCACGGCCGGCGGTGGTGACGAAAAGCGAGCGGGATTCACGGGTCCGATTCTTGTCGTCACTGAAGTGTCCCATTTGGATCAGGTAGGCGGCACATCGGACGAGGCAACGAAACTGAAACAGATGGAGGGGCGTGTCAGGGCGTATCGTGCCAGTGGTCAGGCTCGGATTTACCTGGAATCTACAGTAACGATTGAGCAAGGCCGCATTTGGCAGGAGTGGAGCAATGGGACTGCAGGGGAGGTGGTTATTCAGTGCCATGCTTGCGACGCGTGGATTTGTCCAGGACGTGACAACCTGATTGGGTGGCAAGATGCAGCTACGGAGGACATGGCGGAACTGCAGAGCCGGTGGGCCTGTCCAGTTTGTGGGATCGTGTTTGACGACACCACACGGCTGAAGCAACTGGCAAACTGCAAGGTGCGTCACAAAGGTCAGTCGATTTTGCCTGACGGAACAATCACTGGTCAGATTGTCGCATCCAAGACGATGGGGTTTAGGTATTCGGCAGCGACAAACACCTTCGTGACGGCAGGAATCGTAGGGGCAGATGAGTGGAAAGGGGCACGCGAAGTTGATCAGGACAACGCTGAAAAGGAGCTGCTGCAATGGACGTGGGCACTGCCAGCGAAACCAAAGGAGCAGGATGTTGAACCGCTGGACTTCCGCACGGTGATGCACAGGCAAAGCCAGTGGAAACGAGGTTTGATGCCGTCCGATGTTGTCACTATCGCAGCAGGCGTCGACGTTCGAGAAAAGCAGCTCGACTGGTTTGTGACAGCGAAGCGATCAAACGGGCAACCACTTTGCATCGACTACGGGTTTGAGCCGGTGCTAAGGGAAGCTAGCGACCTGAAGACAGCATTGAAGCAGGCAATCAGATACCTGCAGGAAAAGTTCGATAAAGGATGGGAAGTCGAAGGACTGGCAGGACTTCGAGGAATAGACATCGCCCTAATCGATATTGGATGGGAAACAGACACAATTCGAGAAGGGCTGAATGAGCATCAGTTGTGGCGACGCGCGAAAGGATTTGGGTTTAAGCAACACGCGGGATCCGCGTATGTGGCTCCGCAGAACAAAAACCGACAGATGCACCAGATTGGCGAGGGGTGGCACGATGTGATTTTGATTCGTGGCAACAAGCGATTTCGAGAACTTGAGAACAACGCAGACCACTGGAAGCGAAGAGTTCACCAAGCGTTGACAGTCGCGGCCGACAGTTCAGCGGCGTTGCTGCTGCCAAAATCTGAGAAGGTTGAAGGCAGAATCGAAGTGGCAAAACAACTGACGGCGGAACGTGAAACTACTCAATTCGAGGTAGGAAAAGGAACAGTCCGAAAATGGGTGCAGACATTCACGAGAAACCACCTTCTTGACGCGTGTTACATGTCTTTCGTGGGGCTCAGTGTGGCGGAATATGAGTCAGAAAAGGCACGGAAAAAGGCGGCAAATACGCCATCGAATGGCGTGATTTCAGGGAAAAAAGCAGAGCCTTTTGTAAGGAAACGCAAGTGAAGCCACTGAAAGAGCCGGGGTATGTGCAGAAGACTCGACAATACTTCCATTGCAGCGTTGCGACAGGAAACGGATGCTGTCCTATCTGCGGTAAGTTTGCATCTGTCGGCCGGTCGAAAGATGAATCGGGGTTTCGGACACAGTACCGATACTGTTCGTGCGGCAATAGTTTTCAAACAGTTATCAGGTTGGTTCTAAATGATTAGAACACCACACTGACATCAATCGCGTAGCCAATGCAACATGCTCGCATGGCACGCTCTCCACAAGAACGACTAACGCTGTTCGAGAACATCCGCGACAAGGTTGAATCAGCCCTCGCGTCTGGATCTCCTGTGGTTTCGTATTCAGTCGACGGCCAAACGGTTCAGAAAGAGCCTACATCGAGTTGGCTCGCAGAACTGGACGCACGTATCGCTGACCTCCGATCGCAGGCTGGAACTGGTCTTGCTGGTCGCAAGAACCTCGTGAGGTTCCAGCGATGACAAAATCCCCTTACGTCCAGCGAATCGAAAAAGCAAAACTGCCGACAAGGTTTGACCGAGTTCTGTTTGCAGTGTCCCCTGATCGGGCGGCAAAGCGTGTCAGGGCTCGTGTTGATCACGAAATTCGCATGATGATGAGCGAGCGAGCCGTCGAAAGGTTTGCAGCCTATGAAGGTGCGGAGAATGACCGAATTCGCGGCGAAAAGTGGTTGACGAGCAAGCTCAGCAGTAACGACCAGTTGCAGACGGAACTTGAGACGCTGGTTGATCGGTCGTTGGATTTGTACCGCAACGATTGTTACGCAGCGTCGGCAATCAATGGTCGCGTGGACAACGTCATTGGATCCGGGATTCGTCCACAGTCACGAGTTCAGCCAGAACGCGGCATTATCACGCCAGCGAAGGCCGAAGAATTCAACGTCATGGCTGAATGGCTGTTTTCGCGATGGGCCAAAATTGAGCGATTCTACGCGAAACAGCGACAGCTTGAGCGTTGCAACGGAATCTATGGGGAAAGCTGGCTGGACATCGGCAACGATGACAATCCAACAAAGCCAGTCTCGCTTTCTGTGCAGGTGATTTCACCGCAGAGAATCCCCATCGTATCGTATCAGCAGTTGAAGACAGGCGAGCGTCGTCGTCTTGGCTTGCGTCTGGATTCAAAATCGCAAGGAGTGGCGGCTTATGTGCGGCGATCACATCCGGGCGATTCAGAAGCCTACGACCAGACGGAAGATGAAAGAAGCATCGGAACAGAAATTCTGCACTGCTTCGAAGAACTGTTTCCAGGACAATTGCGAGGCGTTCCGTGGATCGCTCCGGCGATGGCGAGACTTAAAGACCTGAAAGACTTTGTTCACGCGAATCTCATTGCTGAGCAAGTCGCCGCGTGTCATTCAGCATTCATCACAGGCATCACAGATCCGGTTGTTATCGCTGAGCAAGGGCGTTCGCGAAGCAACCTCGAAGATCTGTCACCAGGAACAATTCAGTATCTCGCCGATGGTGAGGGCGTGGCGTTTTCGGATCCTGCAAGACCGGGAACGACGCTTGCTCCATATGTCGAGTGGGCATTGCATGGCGTGGCGGCTGCGATTCGCTATCCATATGAGTTGCTGGCGAAACAATTCACCAACAATTTCAGCGGCGGCCGTCTCGCTCTGATTGATGGCAGGATCACGTTCAAGGTCTGGCAAAGTTGCCTGATTGAATCGATGCTGGAACCAGTTTGGGAAAAGTTCGTCGACCAATGCGTGTTCCAAGGGGCAATCGACATTGATCCCGTTGTTTACGAGGCGAATCGCTCCCACTTTTTGCAGCACGCATGGATTCCACCTGGTTGGCCGTGGGTCGATCCTGAAAAGGAAGTGACGGCAGACTTGGCTGCAATCGCTGGCGGACTCCAGACGGAAACAGAATCACTGGCAGCACGCGGAAGAGACTTTGACGAAACGCTGGCTCAGCGTGAACGCGAAGCAATGGCAAAGATGAAGTCACAGGCACGGATTCGCGATGCCAGAGTTCAGTTAGGCTTGCCGGATCCAATGGAACAATCGCGGCCGGTTGGCAAGCCGTCAGCATCATCAAAGGCGGTTCAGGAGACACAAGATGCCACAGCTTGAAACCGTTGCTGATCCCGCATTGTTTCGAACGAATAGAACAGCGGAGATGCCTGCAAAGGTCGACCGCAAGGCCAATATCATTTTCGGTGCAAACCTGATGCAGGTCGGCGACTTGAATGATGGCGATGCGAGACCGTGGACCGTAGACGCGGAAACATTGTCGCAAGCTCAACAGTTCATGAGTCGCGGCAATAACGGATCTAAAGCCCGATTTACTCACCCGAATATGTCCAGCGATGGAATGGGCTCGTATCTCGGACGGTGGAAGAATGTTCGCGTCGATGGCGGAACATTACGCGGAGACCTGCACATAGCGGACGCTGCGTTTAAGAGCCCGCAAGGCGACCTCGGAACCTATGTCATGGATTTAGCCGAAAGCGATCCAGAAGCATTTGGGGTTTCACTCGCTACTCGATTGGATCAAAAAGACCTCGAAGAATTCGACCGCAAGCGAACTGGCGAAAAATGGCCGATGCGGTTTTCAGACATTCGCGCCGGAGACATCGTCGACGAGCCAGCAGCAACACGCGGCGGCATGTTCGACCTGACGACTCCAGACCTGCGAAACCTCCCTGCTCAGGCAACGTTGTTGCTTTCCACATATTTTGGAGATGCGGAACCTGAAGTGGTCCGAGGTCGCATCAATGCCTTCTTGGACCGGTATCTAGCCAATAAAGGACCAACACCAATGGCCGACGAAAAACCAGTTGAAGAAATCGTTGAACCAACGGAAACGCCCGTTGAGGAAACTGCAGAAACAGCAACCGAGACGGAACCGACTGCGGATCTGTCCACAGATCTGGCTGCTGTAGAGCGGGACCGATGCAAGAAAATCCGGGCCTTGTGTGAACTGGCCGGAGCATCCGACAAGTTCAACACGTTCGTTGATAACAATTTCAGCGTTGCGGAAACACAGGCCGCACTGCGTGATATCGTCGCGAAGAAAAGCCCGGTTCTGTCTCAGGCTGTCGCCCAGGAATCAGAATCCAGCGAAGACGCAAAGCTGAAAGCGGAATACGCGGAAATGGTCAAGTTCAAAGTGACGATGGGGCAGTCCGAGGCAGACTACATCGCACACGCACGAAAGAAAACTGTCTGACGTTTGCGGCGTTTTGTTCATTCATTTCAATCCAGAATAAGGAGAGCCGCAAATGGCGGTCACAGCGAATCAGATTGTTAAAAAGCAAGAGGGCTGCGTGCGATCGTACCCGGTTGCGGCGGTTCACATTTACGAGGGCACGCTGGTCTATTTGACTGCGGCCGGATATGCCACAGACGTGACCGCGACGGGCGTGAACGGGTTTGTCGGCATCGCAAAAGAAGAGGTCGACAACTCAGCTGGAAGTGCTGGGGATCTCAATATCGAGGTTTGGGTTGAAGGCGACTTCGAACTCACTGTCACTGGCGGGGCTCAGGCAGAGGTTGGTTCGATCGTTTACGGCGACGACAACTATGCCTGCGTGTTTTCGATTGGGTCGACCAGTGTGCCAATCGGCCGATGCGTTAAGCACGTCAGCAGCACGAAAGCAATCGTTGAAATTCGGCCAAAGGGCGTTGCGGCACTTCCGGTGGCAGCACTGACGACAATCACGCCAGCGGACGCGGCTGGAACGCCTGACTATGCAATCGCCGCAGTGATCAACTCGAGTGCTTACGGATTCGCTTCTGCTCAAGAAGCGATCACGACGCTGTACGTGATTCAGAATCTGCAGCAGCGTGTTCTCGCGTTGGAAAATCGCATTCTCTGATTTTGTGTTTCCGATGCGGAAACCGTTTTTGTGAATCATCCTGAAAGGAAATAACAATGGCTCTGGACACAGCAAAAGCAGTGGCCGCATCACGATCGTTGACTGCGAAGTTCAACCGTGAATCATCAGCGGTAAAAACATGGTATCCGACTATCTCAACAATCGCGCCGAGCGATGGGGCCGATGAGTCTTACGGAATTCTCGGAGCAATGCCGAGTGTTCGCGAGTACCTGGGCGATCGTCAATACAGCAAGTTGCGTGGGGCAACCTACACGCTTGCAAACAAGGAATGGGAAGTCTCTCTGGAGATTGAAAAGAAGGACATCGCAGACGACAGGCTGAGCCTGTACGACGGTGCTTTGACATCATTGGCACAGAGAGCCGCCCGCCATCCTGATAAGCTGCTGATGACGGCCATTGTCAACGGCGAATCAACAACGTGTTTCGATGGGCAGTATTTCTTCGATACAGATCACAGCTGGGGGTCTTCAGGATCTCAGGACAATGATCTTACCGGAGCGGCTGCAACGGCAACACAGCCTACCGTGGCTGAGTTTCTCGCAAGCTACGAAACGATGAGAGCCGCCATGCTGTCATTTGTTGACGACAATGGCGAGCCGCTTCACGAGGATGTCATTACTGGCATGGATTCCGGAATGCAGTTCGTGGCTTTGGTTCCGCCTGAATTCGAAACAGTCGCCAAGACTGCTTTCAATCAGTCGTTGAAGGGCAATGGCGAAAGCAACATCGTTTTGGACCGGCCGACAGTGTGTTGCTCAACACATTTGACCAGCGCGGCAAAGTGGTATCTGTTCCGCGTCGATGTGCCCTTGAAGCCGTTCATTTTTCAAGCTCGTGAGCCTCTGTCATCAACCACGGCTGGCATGGATGACATGAACACAAAAACGATGCAGTTTGGCACATATGCTCGATACAACATCGGTTACGGTGCGTGGTGGAACGCTGTTCTCTACACGTTCACCTAATGGCGGTGAAATTTGAGCAACGGAACCGGCGACGGCCGGTTCCGGCTCTGTGAGCATCCGCCATGCTCGCAGGGCATTTTGTGGCGGCGGAAGTGGAGTTCATGGAATGGCAGTCAAAGAATTACCAAAGTCGATCACGGTCAAAAAAGGTCCACTCGCAACGGGAACAACGTTCGCGTTTCGGGCCTTCAAGAACAAGGTCGACAAGGACGGAAAAGAAATCGACGAATCCGGCAACATCGAGGTTGGCGATTCGCCAGTTACTATCAAGCTGGACACGGCAGACGCTATTCGAGTGAGTTTGGGCAAGAGTGTTCTATCAATGGTTCAGAAGGGCTATTTGACGGACGTAAATGCTCCACCTCGCAAGAAGTTTGCCGAGAAAGGTGAATAGTGAACCTCCGCGAGCAAATGGCCGTCGATGCGTGTGCGATCCTGAACACCGATGAACTCGGAGAGCAGGCATTGTGGACGCCATACGGCCAAAGCTCGGGGCTGAATAGAACAGTTCGCCTGATCGAGCAGCCAGACCTGCAAACCGTTCGGCGTGCGTTTGTGTGGACAGTTCAAAAAGGAACCGCCACAACGCCGGGTGATTTGTTCCGAGTTAAACGGGGCAACATCACCAGCACATGGCGAGTTCTTTACACGGATCCGGCAGAGACTGCTTTGCAGCGTTCACATTGCCACCTTCAGTTGACGGACACAATCAAGGCTGTCAGGCGGCCAAAGTATAAGCGGGCGAGCGGAGCTGATGCCTCAATTCCTACAGAGGTATCGACGTCGTATCGCTGCCAGTGGTTTCAATCATCGGCAGAGACTGAAATTGACAATAGAAGGCGAATAATGCAGGGCGAGTGGTATTGCCTTGTTGAGGAAGTACCAGAACTTGACACGGATGTGACGTTGACGGATTCAAACGGCAGATCATTCCGAGTGGAGCGGCTTGAAAAGGGATTTAATCGCGATGAACTGCCGTATCTGATTTGTTCAAGGTCGGACGTATGAACATCAAGCGAATTGATCGCACTGTTCAAATGATGCGAGAACTGCAGAAGGAAACAGCAGACGCACTGGAAGCAGCGGCGTTGAAGTTGAAGGCCATTTCTCAGCAGTCAGTCAGCAGGCGATACGTGAGGCGGCCAGGAACGCGAACAACTACGGCGAAACAAGATGGCCAAACGCAAACCTAAAACGCTTCGATACCGAGCCGGGAAGCTGCTGTCAGCAACTTCCAAGGCAGGCCGCAAGCGGGTGAAGGCTGCGAAGAAAAACGTCGCAAAGAGAATCAAGATAGTCAGTAAGAGGGTAAAGAAGGGCAAGAAACAGGCGGCGAGGTTTCTCAAATCCAATTCGCTTTCCAAGGCCGTCACGAGACGAGCAAAGAAAGCAAATCGACAAGCAAAGAAAGCGTCGAAGGCATTAAAGCGAATTGGCAAGAGAAGGCTGAGAGAGGCCCGGAGACGACTGAAGAAATTACCAGGGCAAACACGCAAGGCAAAGCGATTTGCGAAGAAAACACTCAGGGCGGCATCGAAGAACACAACGCGGTTTTTCAAGGCTCGAAAGAAGGCTGCAAGGCTTCGAGAGCGTGAACGGAAGATTGAGGCGAGAGATCAGAAACGAGCGTTAAGAGCGGAGCAGCGAGCGAGGACACAACTTGATTTGACGGGAACAGCAGACATCAGTGGCGCTCGTGTCAGGACATCAAATGCGGATCCGGGGGCAAGCAGGCCTGGCGAGCCACCAAAAATGAGGACAGGCAAAGGTAGATCGTCAATCAAAGCTCAATTGAGGCTGAAAGGCAAGAAGCTGGAAAGCCGGGTGTATGTCGACAAGAAGATTGCTCCTTATATGGCAATGTGGGAGTTTCGAAACGACGGCAAAGGCAGGCCATTTTTGAAACCAGCGATTGAAGACAACAAAGAGGCGTTTGGAAAAGTCATTGGAACAGAACTGAAGCAGGCCAACAAAGGCGGCAAGAAGAAAGCGGTCGTTAAGTGAGCACTGGTCTTGATCAATGCCTAGTCGAGAGGTGGAAGGGGACAGCGGGCCTCGTGTCCATGATTCCTGCCGAGCGAGTCGGAACAGAGATCATTCAGACGAACGAAACGAAAGACGCCGACAAAGATCAGGACGGGCATTTTGACGACTGTGTTGTCCTGCAGGTTGCGACAGAACCGCACTGGAGAACGAACAGCGGGCGAGGTTGGAAGAGTCAGGTGAAAGTGTCGGTGTTGTCAATTGATTACGACAGAGGCAAATCAGTTGCTCAGCGATGCGAGACGCTTTGGGATAGTGGAACATTTACAGGTTCGGAGTCAGTCATTTCGTTTTGCCGTTCCAGTGGTATTTCATCTGAACAGGATGAGTCGACTGGAATTTGGGACAGTACAGTCAGTTTTGAAATTCAACACAATGGAGTTTGATAATGGCTGATTATTCAGTAACCGCTGCCAGCGTCGTAAAGACTGCGAACACAGCTATCTCCGAGGGCATTGCTGGAGGTTCGATCACGGCCGGAATGGCCGTTTACATCGACACAAGCGACAGCAGCAAGCTAAAGGCATGTGACGCTGATGCCTCCGCATCGAGCGTTGCAGCCGGAATCGCTCTGCATGGTGCGGCGAGCGGCCAGCCATTGAAGTATGCCACAAGCGGGAATCTGACATTCAATGCAGCGTTTGCAGCTGGAGATTGCGTCGTTGTATCAACGACCGCTGGCGGGATTGCTCCTTATGCAGATTTGGCCTCTGGTGACTTCGTGACGTTGCTAGGCATCGCAACATCCACGACGAATCTGAAAATTCAAATCAATGCCAGCGAAACTGCGAAGTAATTTCTGAGCTGCGTTTTTGCTTTCTCATTTGACTCAATAAGGACACAAGAAAATGGCAGCAGGAACTCCGCTGACTGGCAATACGATGACATTTAAAATCTCCGGAACAGCCGTTGACCATACCGCAAAATGGACGGTCAAAGGTACAGCGGCCAAAGGCCGGTACGCCAGCAACTCAACCTCCGGGGGCAGAAAAACGACTGTTGGCGTCAAAGACTGGTCAGGATCGGCCACGCTGTTCATTCATGCTGGGGCCACGATGGCAATGGTCATGGGTACTGAATACAGCGTGGTGTGTCACGGCACAGCATCAAGCGACACGATCACGGGCACAATCATTGTTACCGATGTCGGCGACATTACATTCGATGCGGACTCGGGCGAACCAGTCGCATGTGATTTCGCATTCGATTTCCAAGGCATTCCGACAGGGGCAGGAGCCTTCACTCTCGGGTCTTAATCAGGAGTAACCAGTGGCGGATGGGCTGTTCAATCTTTGCGGTAGACGTACCGCAGAACTCAGCAAAGACGGCAGAACGTATCGGCTTGAAATCCGGTCGCTCGCTGACTACGCAAAAAAAGAGGAAGCAATTCTTGCTCGCGTTGGCAATCCATACGCTGGCATTGAGTTGATTAAAGATCGCAACGTTCAGCAGATGGCAATGAAGATTGCGGCCGACACGATTGCGCGTCCGCTGATTGCTACGATGCTCGATGAGGATCGCTTTGATAGGTCGATGCGGGGCCTGTCGTGGTCGATATGGCGGGCAATGGGGCGCAATCATTCTGCAGAGTTTCCGCAGGATTTGCCAATCGAAGACGGCATTCAACTTGGGGCCAACTTCATCGACTGGTTTGGCGACATCAACGGCATCGTAGAAGCGATCCACAAGATAGAAGAAAAAACAGAAGTGGGAAACTCAAATGGCCTGACGGAAACGGCGGCGTCGGGCCAGTAACCAGACGGACGATTCCGTGGGCTACGGTGTTCCGCAATCTCGCCGAAAAGTACGGCTGGACGTTCGAGGAAATCGGACGTATGACGATGTATCAAGTGCTGGTTGCAGCCGGGGCGTGGTGCCCGGAAGATATTTTTGAAAAGAGGCCAGGCTGATGGCGATTACGGTTCAAGAAGCACAGGTTATCTTTTCTGCTGATGGGCTTTCGCAGGTCCAGACAAAGGCGGGAATGGCTGGCCGTGCACTTGATCGAACTACCACGGCGGCAGGCGGGCTGATCAGCAAGCTAAAAAGTGTCAGGCTAAATCTTGGTGGCATGGGGTCAACGCTTGCGGGGCTCGGCGTTGGAGCAGCGGCAGGCGGCATGATGAGCCTGGCGGCCGGAGCGGAACAAACAGCGATCGCCTTCGAGGTTCTTTTGGGATCCGCGGAGAAGTCGAAAGCTATGATCGAGGCAATGAGAGCCCTCGACATGAAAACGGTTTTCGGAATGCGGGAACTGTCAGAGTCAGCCAAGATGATGCTGAACTTTGGCGTGGCTGGCGAGGAGGTTGTTCCGATCCTTTCCATGATTACTGACATTGCAGCCGGAGACGCACAGAAGCTCGAAGGAATGACGAGAGCTTTCGGCCAAATGTCTGGGGCCGGGCGACTGATGGGGCAAGACCTTAATCAAATGATCAATGCCGGTTTCAGTCCGTTGCAGGAAATCAGCAAACGCACCGGCGAATCGATGGCCATGCTAAAAAAACGCATGGAGGACGGCAATATATCGGTAGCCGAAGTCAAGCAGGCATTCGTTGACGCCACTTCAGCAGGTGGCCGATTTGCTGGCATGAACGACCGCATGAGCCAAACAACTGCGGGGCAGTATGCAAAGCTCAAAAGCGAAGTCGAGATGCTCGCTATTGCGATGGGAACGACACTGCTGCCAGAAGCAAACAGGTTGCTGGAATGGGCTCGCAAGTTTTTCGACCAAACTGACGACATGCCTTCCACGTTTAGCAAAATGCAGACATCAGTTCGCGATTGGTTTACAGAAACGCAGGAGAAGTTCGAGGGCGTTGGGGTGATTGTCGGCGTTACTGCAATCCATATTGCTGACAGGTTCAGAGATGCCTTCGACGATATTGTGAGTATCGCAAAAGCGGCCTTTGATTGGATTCAGGCAAACTCTGGCAAGATGGTTGACAATCTCGGAGCCAGAATGCGAGCGATGAAACAAATGATCATGGGGCAGGAGGTGACAGAGTTTGTTGTTCCGCTTGGTGAGTTTCAAATGCCGGAATTAAAAAGCGGCCGTGGCTCGTCGCTCATGGAAAAAATCGATGAGGAACTGGCGGCAGCACGTAGGATCAAAACAGACCAATTAGTTGCTGAAAACGAAGCAAAAAAAAGCAAAACGGGCAAGGATGAAACGAGCGTTGACCCGAACAAGCGAATACCAAAACAGTTTGCCACTCAAATGAAAGAGTTGGGCCAGTCGAAGACATTTTCGGCGGAGGGACTATTCGCCAGCCTTCGAGAATCAACACTAACAAAGCAGCTCGGCATTGCCCAGTCGTCTCTGAGTGTTCAGCAACAGCAGTTGAACGTCCAGCAACAGCAACTTGAGGTTGCGAAAAAGTTAGACTTGGGGCTTGCATAATGCCAATCACAGTCCCATTTGTTGAACACGAAGAAAGCCCGATTGAAACAGGAAATCGTGACGGTGATTTTCAGTTCACGCGAATTTTTGTAACCGCGTGGGATGATCGCTGGAACTTCGTAAACGGCATGTTCACCGGCGGGCCAATCGGGTTGCCGATGATTTACGGCCCAGGGTTTCCCGGAGTCTTCGCAGACACTTTCAGTATCGACAAGATTGCTCCAAATCCACGCAACGCAATCATCAGCGATCCGCAGGCGTCGCAGCTTTCACACAACGGTGAGGCAAAAATTACCATCGGATACAAGCCGATGGTTCCGACTGAAGACGGAACACTGATCAGCTACGAAATGCAAGAGCAGGGCGAGTTCGTCACTGTTCCAAGTCGCGGGCTGAAGTGGGCGTCTGACAACACAGCACTATCATCGGATGTGCAGGCGGCCTACGCCACGACGACCACGCGGCATGTGATTACATGGTCACAGGTGGTCAATCCTCCGTGGATG